GATGTATACATAAGTACCCCCCCCTCTCTGGGGAGGGGGGGATTATCTTAAGTTAAACAAATCTTAGGATCAGGAGCCTCCTTAAGTACACATTATTAAGATACCCTTATTAAAACTTGACTGTCAAGAAAAAAATCCAATAAAATGCAGTATGCCCTTAGAATACACTAATAAGTTTGACACAAAAGGAGAAGCTAGAGTAAATGGTTACAGAGCTGAATTAGGATTCAAGGACGCGTTAAGCGTCTTTTTTAATGCACAAATAATAAAGAGTACATTGCAAGAGGAGTTCTCGCACGTGGATTATAATTGCAAGATGCAGTTCAAGGTGGACGTAAAGAGCATCAAGGACCCCAATACAATATGGATAGAGCTAAGAAATGTACAGGGAGAGAGCGGATGGCTATACGGAGATGCTTCGCACTTTGCGTTTGAAAGGGAGAAGTACTTCGTAATGGTTCGCAAAGATGACCTTATATCATTGGTTCATGACTTAACTAAAAATGAAAAGGTTGACAGTCCTGATGATTGTTTATACAAGTTGTATTCTAGAAGCAAGTACGGAAGAAAGGATCTACTTACAAAGATTAAACCCGAGGACCTCAAGGAGATACCTCATACATGCCTAAGCAAACTATAGTTCAAGAAGACAAAGAGAAAGAAGAGTTGTTCAAGGAAATACAGCTCGCTATACAAGAAGTATCGGACAATAAGAGTGCTCTAAAGAAGAAGAGTCTTTCTAGGTACAATCCGAAGAAAGTGGCTGAAGTTCTTTATCTGCATAGTATAGGTACATCGCAAACTAGGATTATAGAGAAGTACGGGCACGATAGGAACGGTGTAATTAGCATACTTACGGATTACGCTGACTACTTTGGTAGGTTCAAGGAACTTTCGGGGCAGATAGCAGCTAGGAACTACATGAACATGAGTTCACTGGAGGAGGATCTTATACAAGCTGTACGACAAAGGATGCAGGACGGGGACTTGGAACCCACGTTCAGGGATCTAAAAGAACTATCAATAGCTAAAGCAAATGCCTCTAGGGAGGCTTTGACGGCTAGGGGTGAAGCTACGCATATCACGGAGGACAGAAAAACGTATACCCAAGAGGACTACGATGCTACTATCAATGCTGCAAAAGAAAGACTAAAGAAGGCTAAGATTATAGACGTACAATGCACAGAAGAAGATGGATGAGGAGATTGTAGCTAGGGTAAAAGAGATACTAGGGGAGTACTACCCGAACTATTTAATTGTAGTACTGGACGAAGAAGGAGAAGTGCAGTCCTCATGCACAAGCTTTTCAGTTGGTAGAATGCTTTTGAAAGAAGCATCACTGGAGTACGCTGATGAAAATACTGAAATAATTTACGAAGAAGATGAGTAGTACAGGATTAGTATTTACAAAGCACCCCATTCTACAGCCTCCAACGGATGAGGAGATAGTACAGCTCGGAGAGCTGGATCCCAAGTTGCTTTCTAATTTGCATGAGGTACATGAGGGCAGAATAAAGTCCGCAGAAGAGGATCCCTTGAACCACGGATTTGATCTAAATGGATGGGATCGTATACGGGAAGGGCTACAGGATTGCAATGAGTGCCTTACACTTGGCGGTAATAGAAGCGGTAAAACAACTGGGTGCGCTAAGATAATGATGCAATCCGTTGTTAATGAGATGAACGGACATCTGGTATGCTTCAGTCAGAACGCTGATACATCTGTTAAGGTGCAGCAAGCTGCAGTATGGTCTATGATGCCCAAGGAGTTCAGAAAGAAGACAAAGAGTATAGAGGGATATATAAATTACAGTATGCAAAATGGTTTTACTGGGAGTTCTTTTATTTTTCCAGATACTAGAACTAGAGTGGATTTTAAAACTTACACGCAGTTCACAAATAACCAAACTATATTAGAAGGTTTTGAGTTCGGCTTTCCGAACCCCAAAGGTATAAATATAGGAGCTTGGCTGGATGAGTACCTTGGG